GTATCACAAGTTCCTACACATGGTTCTGCTATTATATAAGGCATATTATTTGACCACTTTAAATGATGGTAGATAATTGAAGAATTGTATTGTTTCATCTGCTGTTCCACTACCACTCATAATTTTATAATCAACACGATAAAATCTATCTGCTAATAAGGACTTCATATCAAGATTAAAGTAATTACCAGTTGAGTCACAACTGACTAACGAACCACTTCCATAAGGTATTATGATATCATCAGTGAACACATCAACCAATTGATAAAATGTACTACCACTTGGTAACATTTTTACTGTATTATAACCAGTTGAATATCCTTCGGTAGCCGAAAATGTTTTTTCAGGATAAAGTGGTCTTCCAACGACACGAAATTTTACCTTCGAACCTTCTTTATATTGGTCTCTCTGACTTCTTGGATAAAGTCTTAAATCTTCTAATTCTGTAGGAGTTAAAAATTCTAATGAACCACTAATCCATTTGGAATCATCCCAAACAGCTTCTAATTTTGGTTGATAAATCGTGTGTGTCTCTCGACTAAAAAATGAGAATGTACCTAATTGTTTTGAACTTCCTTCATCAAGTGTATTATCAAGATTACCAACACTACCACTTCTTTTCACCATAAACCCATCATTTGGTATGTTTCCGTGTACCCACTCCCATACTATATTAGTGACATCCATCCTTACATCACTTGGTTCATTGTTGAAAGATTGTGAAGCTTCGTGCTGTTCATACCAAGTACCACCTGAACCTGTCATAGAACCAGTCCACATAGTTCTCGTTATATCATTATCTCTATAGAACCAACTACATCCATCACCTATAATTGGATTGTTATCTTCTTTTCCAAATCCCATGTCCCAAGATTGACTTACAGGATAAGCATATAAGTTTTGGTTTGCGTTTAAACCACGAGAGTTAGCATCATATAGATTTAAATAAAATTTGGTATAAGAACTTGATGGAATCAATCCACTTGATATTGAAGAGGATATGTATGTTGTATCAAATTTAATAACAACTCTACTTACACCTTGGACTACCCCTGCAGCACTTACATCTTTTGTGACTTCTAAGATTTCATCAATACCTGTGTTTTGACTTCCACTTCTCTCATACAGTGTTGCATCTTTTTCAGCGTATTCGAAATAATGCATTTATCTCTCCTATAATTGATTACCTATTGAATCCCCAATCGCTCTTGCTTCAATATCTGTGTTTGGAAATTTGAGTTCAAATATACTTGGGTCAAGAGACGGATATACAATACCATCTTTTGTTGCGTAATTGATGTCATATATATTACCTGAGTAACCATCAGCTGAAGAAAACTTATTGGTAATCAATATTGATAAATTGTTTGGATTATCTTGTGTTGGTGGAACTATCGCACCAACCCCTTCAACAATTGATAATTCGTATGCTAACTCTTGTATTATAATTGGTTGATTTATTTGCCATCTATCTATGTTGAAAAATTGTTTTGCTCGTTCTATTATTTTTAGTGAAACTTCATCCTTATTAAATCCTGACCTTGCTATAAAATTTACTTTCATACCAATATTGATGATGTAAGCGTCTTTGATATTGACAGCGTCGGTCATCAATCTATATTGGGATAAGTAGGTTTTTAAATTTTCTTTTACGGCTAGGTTAAGATTTATTAACTTTTTGGATGCATTATATCCGAGTGTATACAGGTTAAGTGCGTTTGGATTTGGAAGTCTATTTGAAGAACCAGCGTCTTGTGCCTTTAATTGGTCAAGGTTTCTTTCGTCCATGAAAAGATTTGACTTGACTTCTTTTTGCATCGTTGGTATATTCAGTTGTTCATCTTGAACAATATATGCCTTTGCTATTGCTCCAAATTTAGCTGGTAATGCATATACCCTTGTAATGTAGTCTTCACGAGTTACACTTCTACCTTGAGCTTGAAAAAATGCTAGTGCATTATCTTTTAATTCTTTTACGGTTTCTGCTCCTTTACCACCACTAGCAGGAAAAGGATTGGTAACTGCCACGGAGGTTTTGACAGTAGAGACGAGTGATGCATCTAAACCAGTCTCATCTAATGTGAGTGATATCTCGGATAAATTTGAAATACTATCTTGTGTAGCGTTATCTCCTAAACCACCACCATGTGAATACTTTATTGTAAGTGTTGTGTTGGATGGTGCCTGTCCGTAAGCCTCGGTCTTCAAGAAGTTGGTTGGGTCAAAGTATGTGTCCAAATATGTAGGACTACCAGGTAAGGATGAACCAACATTATTTGGATTTGGAACGATTTCTTCATCAAACGAATCACTCACTCCTGCACCAAATCTTATTTCAGTTCTACCATCTGACCTTATAAATGTCACAAATCTTCTTGGTGTTTTTAGAAGTTTTAAAAGGTACGGAGCTTCATCACTAAATTGTGATAATTCAGGATCATTAGCTGCTACATTTTGAACCGAATCAAAGATGGTGTCTTGTGCGAGAAATGGAACTTCTTTCCAAGTATTACCATCACTATCGGTACAAGATATTATTTCTAAAACATTCTCACTACCCAATATAATTCTTTGATATTTTTTAGTTGTACCAAATTCAAATTGTTCTTCAACAACAGTACCGCTGACAACACCTACAGTTTTTTTCAATAAATAAAATGTTGGCTGTGTTCCTGAAGTCTCGAAAATACTAACTGTGGTTGGGTCAAATGAACTTGAATATTTAAAATTAACATTTTCTCTAATCCTAAATGTTGTTATTCCATTTGAGGCTAATGTTCCCTCGTTTATCTGTAAGGCGTAATTGTAATCTGGCTGTACATTTACTCCACTACCTTTTGCTGGAACTGTTTGAAACACATCAAGGTTAGTGAATGATGGACTTGATAACTTGGGTTTGTATCCAAATGATTGTGCCATTTCAAATAATGTTTTTGTGTCTTCGGCGTAGGCTAGTAATTGTTCTTTGAATTGTGCATCAACATAGTAAGATAAAACATCACCCACATAAGCTGCCATCTCTATGAACATCATACCCGGCGATGATTCATTAAAATCATTATGAGTGTTTGGATAGTATTGTTTAGCAAAGTCTATCAAGTCATTACGAAATGACGAAAAATCTTTGTTTAGATATCTTACTTCTTTTTGTGTTGGCATCTAACTCTCCTATTCACCTACGAGAAAACTTAAGGTGATGACCTCATGTACTGTTGGTTGAATTGTTAAAGCAAATTCTAAAATTATATTTAATTGATGTTGTTCTACAGAGTCCCTTTGTACTTCAATTTTATTTATTGTAACATGAGGTAACCAAAATGCTATTGCCTCTTCTATTGTCGCTCTGACTGATTCCAACAAATCATCACTCATCGGTTCGAATAATATTTGTAATAGACCACAACCGAAATCCGGTTGTCCAACTCTTTCACCCTTGTTGGTAAGTAGTAGATTTCTTATATTACTACTTGTTTGTGTGAGTGTCGTAGAAGTACCAGGAAAAAAACCACTACCATCGATGTGATCCATCGGTAATGATATACCTATTTTTACATCAGGATTTAAATCTTTTTCTAATACTGACAACTAATTTCTCCTATGGACGATAGTGTTCGTTTTTCTTCTTATTCATGGCTTTCATCAAACCACTATAATCTCTTGTTAGGGCATTTACAACATCCTCACCGACTTGTTCGGAACTGACACCTCTTGCTTTCATGGATTCAACAGCTCCAACCTGTCTTCTCTTTTCTTTACCTTCTTCTGTGTTAGCCATCATAGGATTTCCACCCATCAATTCACTAACCCTATCCGAAGTATATGCTCCACCACCCATAGTTGGATAGGCTCCTTTATCACCTTGTGGTATTCCACCTACGGTTTCGTTCAAAACTTTATTGAGAGCTGAATTTTTTGTATATTCCTTAAACTCTTTTTTCTTGGGTTTTGGTTGGACATACTCTTGTTCGGCTAATTGAGTTAAAGAGGATGAGACTTCATCACTTTGAATGGAACGACCTGCTAAAGCTTTCTTTCCTTCACTAATAAATATCTCATTCACCTGTTTCTTAACTTCCTTACGAACTAATCTTTCTATTATGTTTATTAGTTCTTTCTTTTTCATCATAGACTCCTATTCTATTTTAAAGTATTGGAACACCAGCTACAGTCAAGGGTATTGTTGCTGGGGCTACAATTGTTGCTCCATTAAACACTATACTTTTAAAAGATGCATGTATGATTGTTGCCATCAATTCACAGACATCTGCTTGACTTGCTCCACCCATACCAAGTGCTGTGACTGGTGCTAATATCGGTGGAACAACCATCACACAAGCTCCTACTCCTGTAGTTGTTCCTGCTATATTGGAAAATAAAGTAAATGAACTTACCACATACCCAACTATTCCCGCAGTCAAAGGTGTCATAGTTGGGTCACCCGAAAGAAAACTACCATTTATCACAGTCTGTAAAGCTGCTTGACCAACCCTTGCAGTCTTGACTTTAGCGGTTGGGGCTGCTGGTAATTCAGCATCTTCAGCATATTTTACTATAGCTTCTGCCAGTCCTTTTGCCGATTCTGACCTACTTGCACCTTGTTCTTGTATCTTACTATAATTATCAGTTAATAAATTTTGAAGTTTTTTTTTCTGTAGCATCATAATTCCTTTGTCAAGATGTTACATATTCTTGCTCTAATCGTTTCGACTCCAGCCTCCCAAGCAGATA